GTACGATTGTACTCCCGCGTGTTGGTTAAACGACACACTGCATGGACGAAGCGATTACCTCGTGGGATCCGTAAACAGCGCTAAACAAATAATATATGAAAACTCAATATAACTTAAATAAACATTATACTAAATTTCCACATACATCTGGTCCCTTAGACAGATTGACAAAATTACAACCTTTACTAAGGTATTCTTCAACTGATACTTGTGAGCTAAAAGATATCTTAAAGCTTCAGTACAGTAAGAAGAAATTAGCAAGTTTACGTAAGAGTGCGACTATCCTAAGTGTGCCTACTCCATTTAAGATTGTACTCAATTCTTTATCTCTACCGATTGGTGTCGACATTGAACCAGTCATCTCAGAAGTAGTATCCTTTCATAACAAAATGATAATGAATCACTCTATCATAGAAGGGACTGCTAGATACAATAGCATACGATTGTATGCTATACGACTTATGGAGGGCCAGAATCCTGAGCCTCTACCATGGGTCGCTACTGGGCGTAAAGATAAATGGCCTTCAGCCTTTCATAAGCTGAGACCGTTATTTTACCGCGTAAGAGATCACAAATGTGCGATCTCGGACCGCTTAATACGCTCCGTATTATATTTAAACAGGTTGTGTAAAGGTAATATGTTTCCAGATATTTCTGAAATTATTAAGCCTTTCACACTTAGTGAAGAATTCATGAGCAGGTATCGTGATTTCGTAAAGCGAAAGCTAAAGAAGTCTAAATACTCGCCAAAAGAATTGGTATCAAAACCATCCTTAAGGGTGTTACGCTCTGGACCTAACAGCAAGCCTAAATGGCAAACTGCAGAAGTCGAAGCATATGCTCTTATTAATTCGGAACTTCACGACTCGTTTAAAGAACTATGTATAAATACCGGCAATAATGATCTTTATGAATACATGAAGACATTATCCGCAAGGCAAGATAGAGTAACTCGCATTAAGATCCGACATATAGTCTCTGTTCCCGATAAAGGAAACAAGAGCCGTATGGTAGCCATTTCTGACTACTGGACTCAAGTGCTGTTGCAACCTATCATGACCGATATTCAGTCATTTATACAGTTCCATTATAGTAATGTCTGCTCTAATAAGAATCATCTAGAAGGCTTCGAGAAATTGAAGCGGTTCGTTAGACCTGGTATCAAATCATATGATATCACTTCTTGGACTGACGCTTTCCCTAATACCCTTCAGAAAATATTTATGGAAGAGTATTATGGTTTAGGCATTGCAAATGCATGGTATAATCTTGTAGTAGATTGCCAATGGAATGTTAGAGGTACCAAGACCTTAATTAAATATAAGAGAGGTCAAGGTATGGGTACAGCTGGAAGTTTTGATATTGCCACAGTATCTGATTTACTCCTATTGGAGATGATCTATACCGAACAATACAAACTGCCATTTGACCGTACCAATGTAAATAAAGTTGGTGACGATCTATGGTGCTATGACCCGGATAATTATGTTAAAGATACTTACACTAAAGAGTGTGGTATCGACATTAATATATCCAAAACTAAACTAGCCACTGAAAATAATTGGTGTGCTGAGTTTGTTTCTCGTAACATAAATCACGGAACGGATGTTAGTAGAATATCAGCTAACATCTGTCGTGCTGTGACTAAGAATGTATTAGACTTAGTTCAGTTGGCAACACATCTAGAGGAAAGGGGACACAAAACCCACATTCCTACTGATGAAATCTTTAATTCATTAAAACTTAAAGGTTATCACCTAGAGTGTGTTATACGTACGCTTTACTTACTTACTATAATTTATGAAGGCAAGGTTGGTACAACGTTGCTAAGGGAATCCTTAGCGAAGTATAACCGAGTGTTTATTTTAAATGACCCTATATTAGAGTCAATAAATACAAACCCTGATTTGCTTTCAAAGTTCAAACAAAGTTATAAAGTTTTCATGATTACTAGATTACTTAATTCAATAATCAGTAAATCAGAAGCCGCGTTTGACGCTACTATTGAATACGATAGTAGTGCCGAACTCTTATCATATAAGGAGCCCGGTGTATACTGGTCCACTGACGAATCAATTGAATACGTCACGTCCCGTTATATACTGGCGGTCTCATATGAGGCCGTAGGCAAAGAACTTTATACCATAGATATGGACCTAGAATTAGATCAAATGATCGAAAGACTAGAGCACATCAATCAGTGTATTACATTTAAAGAATTAGGTGTAATATCCACAGGAGAAATCCCATGGAGACCAAAGGCCACACAACTTTTTAATTTCGTGCGGTCTTTAGTTTACTATCCTTCTAAAGTAAGTTTAACAGCAGAATATAGCCCATTGCTATTATGTAATCATAAAGATTATCATGAACAGCATGGTTGCTACTTCGATATTCAACGGTTTGCCCAGCAATTATTACCAGGCAAACATATGAGATAAAGAATTACCAAATGGTAAATTCTACCGGTCTTTAACCGGCCGGGAGGTAATGAATACATTAC